ACCAATCCCTCACTTTGGTCTAAATTCAAGGCACAAGCAAAAGCAAAGTTTGATGTTTATCCTTCTGCCTATGCCAATGGTTGGGCTGCTAAGAAGTATAAGGCAGCAGGTGGAAGTTGGAAGAAAGCAACTAGTGAGAGTGTGCAACACAATCTGGAAGAGAAGAAAGGTTGTGCCCACAATCATGCTGGTGAGGAGTGCCCTGTCCATGGAGAAAAGGAGTGCCCCACTGCAAAAAAGATTGAAGAGGCAGTGAGAGTACCTGCCAAAACTGGTAATCTTTATCTTGTATCATTTACCTGGAAAGGTAAGTATATGATGATGAAGATTTTCTTCCCAGAAGTAAGCAGACCTACAAGAACTGAAGTTCAGGATGCACTTGAAAAAGTATATCCTGGTTGCAAAGTGTCAAGATTTGATATGACTCCATATGAACCTGGTGAACCCATGTTGACTATGGGTGAAGAGGTAGAAGAAGTTGATGAGGCTGCTGGGGCAGTAATGGGTGGAATGTCAGCATTGATGAAAGGAGCAGCAGCATTAAAAACAGCAAAGACTGTTAGCACTGCTGGAAAAATTGCCTCTGCCGCATCTGCTCTTGCACCTGTAGCAAAAGCATCTGTACCAGCTGGTGCTGCTGCTGCAGCAGGTGCAGCAGGTGGTTATGCTTTAGGTAAAAAGAAAAATCAACAAGAAGAAGTTGAAAATGTAGGTGAGGCTGCTGCTTGGACAAAAAAGTCTGGTAAGAACCCTGAAGGGGGTTTGAATGAAAAGGGACGTAAGTCTTATGAAAGAGAGAACCCTGGTTCTGATCTGAAAGCACCTTCAAAGAAAGTTGGTAACAAAAGAAGAGCATCTTTCTGTGCCAGAATGAAAGGTATGAAGAAGAAACTTACTTCTGCCAAAACTGCTAATGATCCTGATAGCAGAATTAATAAGTCCCTTAGAGCTTGGAATTGCTGATTGATTTATGAGTGAAATTTATCTTGGTAATCCTAATCTAAAAAAAGCAAATACTCAAATTGAGTTTACTCAAGAGAACATTGAGGAGTATTTGAAGTGTAAGGATAACCCTGTCTACTTTGCACAAAACTATGTAAAGATTGTGACTCTTGATCATGGTCTACAACCATTTAAGACCTATGACTTCCAAGAAAGACTTATCAACAATTTTTACCAGAATAGGTTTAACATCTGCAAAATGCCAAGACAGACTGGCAAAA